GCTCAGACCCAGATCCTCAAGGAATCCAACAAGGATGAGTTTAAGCGCTATTACCCGAGAGCCAAAAAGGAAGTTAAGCAAAACCCTGAAATCCAAGCCCTCTGGAAGAAGTATTACCAGTGATCCAGCTCGTCACCCTACAGAAACTGTGGCCGCACGGAGACGCAAAGGTGCCGGGGCTGGTGCAAGGCATAGCCGCTCAATCGACAGCGATATTCACAAAATATGGAATGCTTGATGATCTGGTGGTCGCCCACGCGATGGCTCAGTTCAGCCATGAGTGCGGGGCTGGCTTAGAGATGGTCGAGAACATCAACTACACGGCAGCCAGAGCCTGTGAGGTATGGCCGTCCCGCTTCAAGAGCGAGGCTGACGTTTACGACAAGACCGGCTCTTTTCCCGGCGATCCTCAATTCCATATCAAGCTGATAGATTTGGTCTATGGCAACCGGATGGGCAATCGTCCCGGTACGCACGATGGATCTACATTCATTGGCCGTGGATTGAGCCAATGCACCGGCAGGGAAGGCTACATCAAACTCGGGAACGCCGTTCATCTCGATCTGATCAACATGCCCTCTCTCATTAACACGCCGCAGAACGCTCTTGAGTGCGGCGTTGCTGATTTCATTTTGTGTGGATGCTTGCCTTTTGCCCAACGGGATGATGTTGAAGGTGTCACCAAGCATCTCAACGGGGGCTATATCGGCCTCGCGCAGCGTAAAGAATGGCTGGTGAAGTGGAAGGCTGCCTTGGCGGCACAGCCTGTCACCCCTCCTATCACGCCACAACCAGTGCCGCCGCCCATACCCGCAGAGAAGTCCACGGGGCTCATTGGACTTATCATCACCATCATCAATGCTATAATCACTTTCATTCGGGGACTAAAACGATGAGCAAACTCAAGAGCTGGTGGCTCGGTTTCTACCATTCGTTCGGTGATTCCGAGACAATTCTGTGGGCGAGAGTGCAAATCCTCGTTGGAGCTATATGGATTGGGGTCTCATCGACTGACCTCTCTCCTCTGCTTAGTTCCAAGTATCTGACCTATTGGCTGATTGCCAATGGTGTAATCACAGAGTTGCTCAGGCGCGTCAGAGCGCCGGAACTTAACGTCACCAAAGCCGGTGAAGCCGAGCGCGGATGATGTTCGCCCTCCTTGGCATCATTCCCGGCCTATTGAACCTCGTTCAATTCGTGGTCGGGAAAGCCTTTGACGCCAAGGTGGCCTTGGTTCAAGCCCGGCTGAATGTTGACCGTGACGTTGCCACCAAGATGGTGGAGGCGGCAGAGCAAGAAAACCACGAAAACACCAGTAAGCTATCCGTTATAGCCAGCAACCCTTTATTAACTTTTCTTTTAGTCGGATTTGCCACGCCGTTCGTTATCTTTATATGGAAGGTCGTGGTCGTCGATATCGTCATTGGTCCCGGCCACATTCACCTTCCGTTTATGTCGGATTTTATATGGAAGGGTGAGACAGATGCCATACGCGGTCAGGTTGGAGATTGGGGAAACACCATCATTGCCTTTCTATTTGGCTCTGCAACGACTGTTGCTTTGGGTAAGATGTGGTTTGGCCGGGATAAGACAGGGGAATAAAATGAATATCGAGTGGGATCCTAAAGTAGGACCAGCCACGATAGCGGCTTGTGCTGGGACGTTGGCTGTCCTTATTAGTATCGGTGTTGTGTGGGGCACAACCACAACGCGGCTCGATACTGTTATCCAAGATAACAAGGATACCAAAGCTGCTGTCTTTGAGCAGGATAAAAAGGTTGCGACTCAAGCCGTCAAGATCGGTGCGATGGAATCGACACTGACCTATATCATTCCGACTATTCAGCGAATCGAGGCGGCATTGTCTCCGACACCAATGCCACCGCACTTTCCGCCCGCGCCCGGCCCTACCGGACACCCCTAATTAAAAACCCCGCTCACCGGGGGGGTTGGCAAGCGGGGTCAGTACAACTGTCGAAGAGGCGCTTTTCTTAACTCTTAATTCCTACCCCACATTGGCACGGTGGACAATGCCATCTGACTGCCCTGTGGATTACGGATGCTGTAGCCAGCAAGGCTGCGAGTGTGAATTCTGGTTTGATGCCCCCCAGAATTTGGATCGTACACAACCGCATTGCCATTAGCATCGAGGCTCTCGATATACATCACATGATGATTCCTCACGGCGACCATGCCGGGACCGGCAGCAGCGTGAGGGAAGTGAAAGTAGGACGACGCGGGGAAATACTTTCTGACCGGATGGCCCCAGATCCTGACTGAAACGCCACATCCACAAAACGCGGTACGCGGGCAACCGGAGGGGTGGCTTACCACCCTCTCATTTTCTTCGCCGTAAGATACTTGGCTGTAATGCCGGTGTCTTGCTTCTGCGGTACCGGTTAACAAGAGGACAGCTATACTTGCTGCCGCGATCCTAAGTGTGGTCGTCATGACTTTCCTTTCGTTGAATTATCACGGCGTCACGCCCTGACGAGCGGTACGTATTGCTATCCTCCTTTGTTGTTACGAAGATTCCATTTTATTCCAGCAAAACCAGACGGTTGCCACCCTATATACCACACTACTGACTTACCGCTGTAACTTACAAACCACAGTGGAATCCATAAACGTATCCAGCACCACTGGAAGCCTGTTTCCGGCGGGGATAGGTCGTCTCTCTGAATGGTTAATACAGGCGCTTTGCCCGTAACCTTGTAATTTCGGTCCTGTACGCCAATGACGTAGGCCCTGAAATTCTGCATCGGGTTACGGACGAAATTCCAGATCAGCCAGCGTTGCCAATAAGGCCAATCGGAGTGAAACCAGTTGGCCTGATCGACAGTCTGCTCATCATCATTCATCCACCACCACCAAACGATGCCGGTGATCTTCTTCCACAGTGGCTTCTTCACCCTGTCGGTGAAGGTATGGCTTTCGATCATCGTTTTACCCAGCCGTGGTTGAACGTCTTCTTCCAGCCACTCCCCTTGCTGCCGGGGATCAAATTCCGCTTGTGAATCTTAAGCCGCCTACTCCGCTTGCGATTTGTAACGGACTTAATCCTAACGTCTCCAGCACTTTTGACCTTATGGCACTCTGAGCAAAGCAATCGGATGTTTGATTCTCTATTTGCGCCGCCGTTAATGAGGGCGACGATATGGTCGTATTGGGGGAGTAGTTTTCCCACAATGAGTAAGTTGCAATGACCGCACCGCTGGTCATATCGGTCAAAGATTCGCAGCTTAACTCTTGGCGGGATAGGTGTGTCATCTGATTTCCCGTGCCACTCGGCAACTTTTCTTGGCATTTAGCTCCACCAAGGCCATATTCCGCCTAGCTCGCAAAGAAGCGTCCAACCAACTAGGCCCCAGAAAATTGTGAAACACGTTTTCTCGATTAGGTCAGTCATTCAAGGGCCATCTACGATGCAAAGCGTGATTGTTATAGCGAACAGCGGCGGGCAGAAAACTATCAGAGCCACATCGATCACGTTTTCCATTTAAGAGCCAACAATAGGCTTCAGCACGACTTCCTCAAAGAACAGGTCTATGCGCTCGCCTTCAGACATATCGCGCAATCGCTCCTTGTTCTCGCCAAGCCATTTGGCATATTCGGTCATGCAGACGGCGACGGATTGCTCAATGCTCATGGTTGCTCACTGTGCGGCGGTTGCGTATAACGCACTTTGCGGTTTGCGTATAATCGTCACTGTTGGCGCAGCAACGAATAACCCACCAAATTTCTCCGCAATGGCATCGCCAGCCGCAGGAATTATCGTCACTAATAAAAGTAACTTTCTTCCAGTGGACCAGATAACACCAAATCCTGCGGACGCTCATTTACCACCCCTTACTGCTCTGGCCCTGAACTATACCAAAGACGATTGCATTTTGAGCATTGTAAGCCCGATGCTGACGAACTCTGGAATAGAGATATCGACCGCCAATGGAATAGAAAGCACCATAATGTCTTCATAGCCTAGCCTCCGCTCTGTGGTTCGCTTCTTCGTTCATACACTCCGAATGTCTCATCTTGATGGAATCCAGATAGACCCTCGCCTTGTTGGCCGCCTTGCGAGCCTCAACCGCCTCATACACATCATTGTAGCCATCGGCCTTGGCCAGCAGCTCTGACTTATTGATCGCCATGCCGGGATTATCCTCAATCAGCTTGAGCTGCCGTTGGGATCTCTTAACCGTGATGGTATCCTCAAGCATGCTGGCTGCTGCAACCTTATCGGCCCAGTCATCACCGGCTACTTTATAGATCTCCGATAGCGGCCTGTTCTCACCGGTCATAGGGGACTTCATCGCCATCCATGTCACTCGATACGCTCTTCTGCCATTTCTTGAAGTCACGCCACGCCAGAGCCGATGCCTTAAGGGCATGCAGGATACCAGCCCTGTCTCCTACCGGTAACTGCTGGCATTTGATGATTGCCAACGTGGCGATGCTTTCATCCTTGTCGTCGCTGCCCATATTGCCGGGAGGATTGTAGCGCGGCGCTGCTTGTTGCGGTGGAGGTGCTGATGCCCCACCAATCGCTGGTGTCAGGCTTTCGATAACACGGTACTTAAGCGTATCGGTGCTACCCGGCGGGGTGAATGTTTCATCCGTGAATGTTATTTCGTAAGTCGATTCCATCTTCATCATCGCCATCAGAACCGGACTGATCTGGTAAACCACTCCATCCTTATCCTTGACCCGGCCACGTTTCTTGCCCGGCTTAGGGTTTTCCATTCCCCCGACCGTGATATTAGTTGTTGGCATTACACTTTCCTCTCTGTTTCAATCCTGATCCCTGCCGGATATTTGCCAAAGACCTTCTTGTAGGCTCTGGCGGCTTTGATGATGGCCTCGTCGATGATCTCATTGCCTATGCCGATGTCAGCGATGGCAGCAACATAATCGACGACTACCATCGTTTCTTTCGTCTTGAGCGAGATGGACCGATTAAAACCTCCACCAATGCGGACCTTGGTTTCTCTTTCCGCAAGCGCCGCTTGGCGATCTGCTTTTTGATATTCCGCAAATCTTGCGTCAGCGTCAGCAGTTGCCGTTGCAATGTCCACACCCAATTCTCCGCAAACCGCGTTTTCGATTTGTGACTTCTCACGAGCCTCAGCATCTCGCGCAAGTCTTTCTGCCTCTTCAGCAACTCGCCTTGCTTGCTCTGCAACCTCAAATCTACGCCGTTCCTCTTCCGCAAGATAAGAGCCCATTCGTGACCTGAGTACCCCGAGCACTTTGTCGAGTAATTCACGCGGGCCTCGGTAATGGTCGTTGATCGTTTTGACTTTCTCATTCAACGGCCTCACTTGGTTTGATCGTTCATCCTCTAAATCTCGACCACATAAAACACCTCTATCAATAAAAACTTTTGCGGCTCTTGCGTCTGCTTCAGTTGTGATTACTGGATGCTCAGCCATCCATGCCGAAATATCAGCCGTTGTCTCTGAGGCCGTCGCCGTCATATCAGGCGGGTTGTTGTCGCCAATTTTACTTTCTCTGGCGTAATCAGCCGTCGCTTCTGGACTATCGAGATAGTCCCCGGTGTTGAATTTAGATGTTTTAACCATTTCTTTTCCTTACACCGGTTTATCTGCCTGCTTTGCTTTGTTTGGCTATACCAAGCTGAGCCCTGCTGAGCTGAGCCTGCTTTGCTGTGTTATGCTGGACACCGCTTTGTATTGCTACGCTTTGCCTGCTTTGCTGTGCTGTGCTGGACACCGCTCGGCACCGCACCACTACGCTTCGCAAGGCTTTGCCTGCTTTGGTAAGTATTGCTATGCTAATCTGCACAACGCGAGGCTGAGCTTAGCTGAGCCAGCTATGCCACTTCACCCGATTCCTTACCTCCTTTCTCCTTCATGTGTCTCCGTCTAACCTTTGCGGCCTCACGCCACACCGGTTTCAACTGTCTTAATTTTTCGTATCTGATTTCCATTCGCTCCAGCTCTTTCAGAGCGTCTGCCAGCATAATGTCATGTAGGGCCGGGCTACGGAGAACATCATCAACGTCACGGTAGCCACCACCGGGTTTAGTCCGGTCAATAGACAAGGACACCAGCTTTCTTGTCCCGTCGCCATAGACAATATGGAGGGCCATAATCCTGCGAGCGCCCCACAGCCAATGCTCATAGGCTGATTTCTTTTCATCCCACCCGCAAAACTCTGGCGCTTTATACAAGTCTGATTTTGGGTGGGCTCTTGCCCAAGCAACAACGTCTTCAGCGGTAAGGAGGTCATTGTCTCCCTTGATAATAAGCAGTTCATCTTGGATGCTCATGCTTTAGCCTTTCATATCAACCTTGAATGTTCCTTTACCAGTTCCGCCACTCATTTTTGATAGCGGACGACCGGCACCAATCCCAACTTGCCATCCAGCTCTAGCAAGAAGGTTAACGATATCCTGAGCCTTAAATACATCATCATCCCATTCGATATCGAATGTTGATTCCCACTTTTCAAAAACAGCCCTTGAGGCAAGATCGGTTGATGCAATGCCAACCTTAACTCGCTCAATATGCATCCTTGGTGTGCCCTTGATACGAACAAGCGGTTCAAGATTTTCAGCATCCAAGCCCTGAGAAACAACAAAGATACACATCTTTGCTCGTATCATATCCATCTCAGTCAGGCGGCAAGCATCAATCATCGCATTGCGGAGCGCCGTTGCTGGTATTCCATGCCATCCTTCTTGGGATATATGCATTGATGCCTTGAAGATTTTCTCAAAATCCTTCGGGGCTTTAGCCTTTCTTGTCCGCTTGGCGGCTGACCCCTCTTTTTGAGTCGCCAGCATTTTATCCCGGTTTTCTGAACTAAACCTATTTTGAATATATGGTGCGGTGCCGGTGATTCTTACCGATGCCCGCGCCATCTTGGGCGGCGTTATAACAACCTTGGTGGCCTCTTTCATTTTATCCATCATCTTAAGCATTGATAAATCTCTCCAATGTTTGTTTTTCTATCTTTCTTCCTCTCTCGAAGAGACGAGAGGAAGAAAGATAGGCCGCCAGTTGATTTCATCCAGAAGATGGGGTAGCACAGTTTGTGAGAGGTCGCAAATGAATTTGAACGTGTATCTGGTAAAGCATAAACTGACCACCGAGGCTTTCGCCAAGCGAATGGGCGTTTCCTTCAGCGCGGCCAGCAAATGGCGAGCCAAAAACAGGTTGCCACGGCCCGCTATGATGGCCAAGATACAGAAAATCACTAAAGGGCGCGTTAAGCCCGTAGACTGGTATTAAATCATGACAGGCGGCAGAACTGATCCTTGGCCTCAGGCCAAGAAAGACCTGCTTATCGAACTGTGGCCAAACCATTCAGGACTAGAGATCGCAACCATTATGGGGACCACCCGTGGTGCGATCCTAGGCATGGTGAACAGGATGGACCTACCCAAAAAGACCCTCGGCTTCCGTCAGGGACGACCGAGGAAACCAAAGCCTGAGCGAGCCCTTAAAGTCGTTCCACCCGAGCCAGAACCGATCCGTGGGCCTATCCCGCTGCTGGAGGCTGGCCTCCATGATTGCCGCGCCATTATCGGCTCTACCGATGGCCCCAATGGCTTGGCGACGGTCTGTGGCAAGCGAATTGTCGAAGGGAGTGCGTTCTCGTTTTGTGCTGAACACACAAAGCTATACGTCCAACGATCAACAAGGGGATAACTATGTCGGGGGTCACAGAGCTTCTAAGAAACGCCCAAACAATCCGCCAAAGGCTGCGCTACCCACCCAATGCCATAAGAGACAGGGGAATCAACCTACACCCTAAAAGAATACCTCCAAAGGCTGACATCAATGCAGCCATCGAGAACTGGCTGGCCCGCCATAGGCCCATACTCAGCGCCAAAGTGACGATTATGAGTGTTCCGCCGGAGGATTTTGAGCCTCCGATGCATCAGGTGAAATATACCGCTATACGAAAGGTTGTTTGCCAATACTTCCATTTAAGACTTGACGAATTCCTCTGTAAATCCCGCAAGAAACGCTTTTGTTTCCCTCGCCATATTGCCTTCTACCTCGGTCGCCTTCACTCCAAAGCCTCCATGCCTGAAATAGCCCACATGTCAGGGGTCATGGATCACACGACGGTCCTGCATGGCTTCCTCAAGATCAAGGCTATGGTGGATGCCGGTGAGCTGGCAGATGCCATCAAGATGATAGAATACGAGATATTTGAAGGTAAAAATGCCCCCAAGAGAGATCTCGATAGACCTGCCTTGGCCACCGAGCCAGAACTCGATCTGGCGCAAGAACTTCCGGGCCAAGAAGGGGGTGTATCTCAATCCGAAGTATGGAGCATGGCTCACCGAAGCTGGGTGGATCGTGAAGAGGGCGAAGTTGCCACCTATTGACGGTGAGTTTGACGCCACCATCATTCTAAATCCACCAGACAAGAGAAGGTCAGATATTGATAATAGAATCAAGGTGTTACTTGACTTAGCTCAAAAATATGGGCTGGTTAAGAATGATTATTTATGCAGAAAGCTAACGATTTCCTATGGAAGCTCTGAGGACGCCCCGCTTGGGGCCAAGCTTATCTTGAAACCACATGAATGATCTTCGCCAAGATATTGAAAATCTTTCAATCCCTGAACCAAATAGTGGCTGCTGGTTGTGGCTTGGAATGGTTTATACCACTGGATATGGTGGTGTGGTTCACCAAGGCATTACCAAGTTGGCCCACCGCGCATCATACGAAGCTTTTCATGGAGTTATCCCCAGAAAAATGCTCATTTGCCATCATTGCGATAATCCATCCTGCGTGAACCCAGACCATCTTTTTCTTGGGACAGAGCAGGATAATGCAGACGATATGGTTAAAAAGAAACGCTGGAGACAAGCGGCAGTACGAAGCATGGCTACATACCATAGCAGTAGTGGATGGACGAAAGTTCGTATCTGATTATTATAATAAAGTTGCCCGCCTCACCTGTTGCAAGGTGTGCGGGCTGATCCGGTGGAGCTTTCTTGGGAGAAAGCCGGACCTTAGACTTAACAAGATATGCCCACAGCAGCTTGTTCCGTCAAGGTTCTTAAATCTCCTCCACCAAATCAGCCGTCGTAGCGACGGGCAAGCGCAGGGTATGAGGGATTTAGTTCCCTGACCGGATGTGCTGCTACGGAAAATGCCGGTCTAGGGCCGACGCATCCCAACTTGTCCGAAAGGGTAAGAGGATGAGGTCCGAACAGCCTCCCACCTTCCTGTGAGAAATCACGGGGGGTAAGGGGGGTATTCGGGCCTCAACAAACCCACTGAACCGAAGGGTAAGGACTAAGAAGATAGAGGGAGAATAGAGATGAAGATGTGCAGGAAGTGTGGTGGTCAATGCAAAAGGGTCGTGAATGGTCGTTGGTATTGTGAACATTGCGGGCCTCAACCAGCTCCAGCAGATAAGGATGAATGACATGACATTTGATGATTTCTGGTCGGCTTACCCCAAGCGAAAGGGGTCAAACCCAAAACATCCAGCTTCCTTAAAATTCGCCACCGCTGTTAAAAATGGTGCTGATCCAGCTCACTTGGTTTCATCTGCCCGTCAATATGCTGAGGAGCTGGAACAACAAGGAAAAAACGATTCTGAATTCGTTTGTATGGCCTCAACTTGGCTAAACCAGAAACGATGGATGTCTTATGCGCCCGATAAGGGCGAGAGGCTGGCCAAGATAGACGCTGATATGGCTCAACGTGGCTATAAGTGGGTTGAGAAGACGAGCGAGACAGGAAAGCTAGAAGCAAGATGGGAGAAAATTGATGCTTCCCCTCACTAAGACGGAGGGGGTCCGAAACACTCATCTTGGCAAGCCTGACATAAATGAGACAGCTTGTGTTCGTCGATGCTCTGCTGATCGACAAAGGAATCCATTCTGATGAACTTGCCGCAGAGCGGGCACTTATCAGCCTTGAGATTGTCAACGAAGCTCTTGCTGGCTTCTCTTATCTTGGGATCAACTCGCGGGTCGTCCAGCGCGTCGAACCTTGCGATGATATCCTTTACCCTCTGGAAGTTTGCCATTAGCGTGATGACCTCCTCATGCTGCCGTCTATGATAGGGAGCGCCTGTCTCATACTTAGCCGCGCCTTGGTTCCGTTGGCCCTGTCCGTGATGTGGACCCACTTGAGACCGATCTTGATATCGCAGTAGCGCATCCCAGACCCAAGGCGCGGGCAATCATCGTCAAAGTAAAGCCGCATCGGAGACGCGGCCTCAATATCATCCTTGGACGACCTTAGATCTTTGATTCTCTTCATCCTTGAACGTCTCCTGCATATCAACCAGAGTTTCCCAGATCCTGATATAAAACGGAAACCGTCTTGGCCGGTCGTCCATCTCACCTTTATAACTGGTGTAGTTGATATCCTTGACCATCTGCTCGATCACATAGGCCACTTCGTTGCGGCGCAGGTTGGCACGATACAGATAATCATATTCTTCATTGCGCTCGATCTCGGCGTTTGGCCAATACTGCTCGATATCGCCCTTGGCTCTAGCCTTGACGATCAAAATGCTTTCATCGTCTCTATGTTGGACAACTGAAAACATACCTCGCTGTGAGAATAACCACATTCCAACACACTCCCTTTCTTTTTGGTTAAAATAATCAAATGCCCACATTTGCGCGGGCTGTAAGTTTTATTTAATCTTGCGCTTTGCAATGACGCTTAATGGAATGTCCCTGACGCCACATTCAATCAGCACGGCTGCAATAGAGGCAAACTGTGGTCGCCTTGTCTTGCCGCCAAACCAATTATACAGCGTGGTCGTTGAGACATTCGTGCTATCGTGGATAGATTGATAGCTCTTCTTGGATCGCTCGACCGCCGTTCTGGTAAAGTCGATGATCGGGTCTTTGTCGATAAACATGTAGTTCCGATACGGGCTGATGAACCCGTTGGCTTTCTTTCTCATTTTACAACCTCATAAACGGAAGTTGTTTTGGTCCGTTTGATCTTCTTGGTTTCAAGCAGAACCTTGAGGCCGTAACTGTAGCTGCCGGGGTTGCCGCCTAAGGCAACCAAAGCTTGCTTTATCTCCCGGCTGCTAATGGTTTTCTTCCCGGCTTTTGCTGCCTTGGCAACAATATCGGAAACCATTCTGGTCAATGAACCGGAAGAAGCAATCTTCTTGGCAATTCCATTTGGCTGGTCGTCGATAGGATCGACAACCGGCGGGTCAAGCGCATACGGCTTTAGCGCCCGTAATACGTCGATGACACGCTTATCGTGTACAATACACTTGATTGCTGTTGGCATATGCTCTCCAATGGTTAATACCCCCCGGCACCTTTCGATGCCGGAGGGCCGCCCCTCAGGATGGGTTGTGGCTTCACCATCCTGTGGGTATTACTTGATCGGCTTATAAAAATCGTATTGAGGTGCAGCTCTGCTTTCATCAATAAAAGTATAGCCACTGGCCCCATATTGGCCGCTCTTTAATTGTTTTGGGTTTGAAAACTCGGCGGACCCACTGAATGTTTCGACTTGAAGAAACACACGGGTTATTTCTTTTTGTACTTGGTCAGGTGTATTTCCTATAATTTCATAAACCACCACACCGGGAAAATCAGGTAGGGGTTTATAACTAATTGAGACCGAGTCATGCATAGTTATCCTCCAAAATAGAAATAGCGGGCAAATTGTAATAGGGGTTCTTCTGCGGTAGGATACCGTTGCCACGGTAGAAACCAGTCTTGCATTTGCAGCTCGGCGGTCTCTGGTTCATCATCGCGGCCAAGTTTGCCGTAAATGCGAAGTGCTGGACCTCCAGTACTCAAAAGGATTTCATATTCTTCCGGGCCATATTCATTCGGCCTGCCGGGCTGATACCACCCATCACGCACCATAACGGAAAGAACGCTCTCATGGATGGCTTGCAAGGCATCTTTATTGCTTTCGTCACTGACGGCTATAAGCATTTCTTCGATTGAGTGTATCCATCCATGAGCGTTGTCTTTGGCGTGAATAAATTGGTCTTTTTCAATGACAGTTTGGGTCATTTGTCTTCTCCTTATGCCTCCTCCATGATTTCCGCTCCAATACAGCACAACACGGGGGGACGAGGCGGTGCTGCATCAGGCCAGAAACCCGGACAATTACATCAACGGGGTTCGAACGGCGGGGTCTCCCTATCTCTCCTGTCTCACGAAGTGTTCGACAGGAGAGATAGGGGCTGCGGCGGGGTTTAGATTTGACGAGGGCTGCCGTATTGCAGGCTGCCTTCGGCAACGCTAACTTTATTATCCTTGACGATCAGCATCCAATGGTCGCCGCGATCTTCGCCTTGCGCTTCGATCTCGCCATTGCAAACGTGACCTTGCAGGAATTTCAACTTGGGTTTGGCGATTGGATCAGAGCCGATGAAATGCCTAATGATATAGGCCATCCACGCCTCTGATTCGTAGAATTTCTCGCCTCCATCCCATTCGATGTATTTGCCATCCTCACTAGGTATCCATCCACACCAAAGGCCCGGCTGGCCTTCTGGCGGGGTGTTATGCTCGATAACGTCGGCGTCTTGGTTCTGGCCAAAATCTCCTGTGCCTTCGACGTAATACGGGCCCTTGGTCCGGTTCATCCGTCGTGTTTTGCTGAACTTCTGTAGAAAAGCGATTTCCTTTTTGTTCAAAGGCGGTTCGACGGTTATTTGGCCCATGAAAGCCGTGGTGTATCCCATAATGGTCTCCTGTTGCGGGGTTCTTTCTTTCTCTATTTCTTCTCCTCTCGAAAGAGAGGAGGAGAAGAAATAGAGGGTTTGCCGTGGCTTAGCGGTTATGGTATTGCATCATCTTATGGCTGAGCTGCGTGACATTCGGCACGAACACTTTGTTAGAGAGCTGGTGCGAACCGGCGGTAATGGTGCTGAAGCCTACCGTCGCGTCTCCCATCGGTTTCCCAATAAGCCTTTGCGTAATCCTAATAGTGCGCGTGTGATCGCCCATCACATCCGCAAACGACCAGAGGTAAGGCGTCGTGAGCAGGAGCTAAAGGAAATCATGTCCAAGAAATCGGATATCACGATTGAGAAAGTGCTCACCGATTACCAATACGCCCTTGATATGGCCAAAGAAATGGCCAAACCGGCTGATGTAATCAGCGCGGCTTCAGCTCAGGCTAAATTGGTCGGCCTCCTGCGCGAGCGCGTCGAGAACGGCAATGTGGGCGATTTCGATGGCATGGAGAATGTCTCCGACATTATCCAGAAAGTGGCTGACGATGTTGGCCCGGAGGCCGCTTCAGCATTGCTTACAGCCTTTGGCTTAAACAATGCTGAAACAGCGAAAGAGGAAGCGCCTAGTCTTATCGACCAGACGCCTCCTTCTGGTTCTGTGAATTAGCAATAGGTTCTGTGCGTTCCGTTGGGGTTAAGCAGGCAAGCCTCGATTTCCCCTTCGATTTTGTAAACAGTCAGTCGCCATCCATCGGCATATCGCTCTATCTGAGTGGGTCTTACGATCCAGTGTTTGCCTTCAAAGCGATGATCTGCATCTTTAAGGATGGATGACTCTCGCCGCAGTTTGTAATATCCATCCTTTAGGGCCTCAATTTGAGACTTTCTCATCCAGACGCCTCCATCAGGTTCAGTTAACTTCCCATAGGACTTGACGCCATTCTCCATCAATTACGAGACTTATTAGTTCTCTCTCCTCGTCGGTGAATGTATCGAATGAATCAATGGTCCAACCAATTTCATTGGACCAAGCGAGCGCTTCATCGTCTTTTTTAACCATGATCCAAGGCATTACGCTGTGATCCTCTGCAATAACCGATGATTGGCTGCGCTCATTGGATATTCGCAGGTCTTGACGCTAAAGCTGACGCTGTTGAGCACATTGACAGCATAGCTGATGGCATCATTGGCCTCATCAAATGGGCCAATGGCCGCTTCCTCGTCACCCACAATCAGGATGAATCTCATGGTACAATTCCTCCAGTTCGAGCACAGTTGTCGATACGATGAAGATCGCAAGGCCGATACTGTTGAGCGAAGCTCACAATAGCCACCGAAATGGCTATCACGAACAGACTGAGAACGATGGTGGATCGTGTGCTCATCATCCGATACGCTCCACCGCGATCTTGCGGACCATCTGGGCCAGCTCGTTGGTATTGGTGGCTTGGTGGATGGCACATTTGGTGATTTCGCGAAGCGCATCCTGCAAGCGAGCGATCTCTTTGATCGTGATATACAAGGCTACGGCCAGCAAAACGTCGATCACGAACTGCAGCCAAACGAGTGAAATGATCTCTGGTGTCATCACTTGATCTCCAGTAAAGCGCCAAAGGCACAGCATACGATGCAGGCTACGCAGAAACAGACGGCGAACAGAGTTGTAACCAACTCCATGTTAACCTCCATTAACGAGGGTGATAGGAGAGTGACCTTTCGATCACTCTCCTTGATGGTTCAGGTCTTACTGAGCAACTGGCTCAAGCTGCGTTTCGTGGAACAATCCACGGACGCTCTTTTCGCCACGTTTCACTTGGCGACCAAGAGCTGCCCAGCCCTTATAAGGGCGAACATTGAAGTCCTTGGTCGGATCGTTCCGATCCATCAGCACAACGTCCTTGATGCCACGCTTGGTGAACGTGCCCTTGAGAGCACGGTCCTTATCGGACAGCATTTCAGCCTTGGAACGCTTGACTTGAGCGACAGCAACTTGCTGTCCTGCAAGAGCTTTCGCAACGAGATCGGCAACGAGCTTTTCAGCTTGAACTTGGGTCATGCAATATCTCCGATTGGTTGGTTTGGAGGGGCCTTTCGAAGCCTCTCAAAGCGAAGCAAGAGGCAGAGAAAGAGAGGAAGATTAGATGCGGGTCACGAAGCGCGGCCATGCCATGTGGGACGCAGGCCGTTTGTTCCGCAGCAATCGGCAGGGATTTCCGTGGAATACTCAGCCTTTGGCTGGATAAATCCTGCTTTGCGGAGTATTCTCTTGCCAATGCGGTCGAGCTTATCAATGCGTCGGTTATGGACCGCAGGTCGTGTTGCCTTTCGAAGTGAACTGGATGCTTCCAGCATTGCAGCCAGCTCTTTGGACATGACCAATTTGCGCTTCATCGGCTAAACTCCGGTTGGGGTGGCTTTCGAGTTCTCTCGAAGCGAAGCAAGAGAACGAGAAAGGGGGATTGAACCCCTTCCTTTCACCTTCACCTTTCTCTCTTCCTTAATGGTTTCCCTCGATGGTCTTCCCTATGGTTCACCCCTTTTCCATCGGTTTCCCAAGCACTTTCGACCCATACCCCTTAGCTACTCAAAGCTAAGCCAAGGCTAGAGTTATTTAATCCAAGGGGATTAATGCTGGATATCGAGGCCATACCCTGTGAGATAGGCTGTGGGTCTGTGTACACCTTGGTCCTCACCCACGTTCTATTCATCGCACTCACCCACACGAGGCTAATCACCACCACCCTACAGTGGACATAGGGTGAATGGACAGTGAACCAAAGGTAAACATTGATGCCATACCCTACCCTAAAGGGGGTCTTAACCCACGGGCACAGGCGCTAATGGATCGTGGATGGATGATATATTTCACAGCCAAGCCACGTTTGAGCCAACAAAATCTATAAATGGGCCAAAAATTTTATAGAAAAGTAGAATCTACTGTTGTAGTATCTACTACATGAGTGTAGAGTCTACCAGATCATTAGGTGAGCGCATCCGTCGTTCTACGACGAACAGGGATGTTCTTGCTTATGTGGACGCCACCCTTCCTCTGACCATCAAGCCTGTGGTGGTTAAGGCAATGACGTTGGATGATCTGAAGAGAGGGGCGACCGGGAAATGTCCAATATGCGAAGCGAGGCGGATAGCCAAGACAGAGGCCCAACGCCGCTGGAGGACCAAAAAGAGAAAATAGACTGGTCTGATCCTGATGCCAAGCGCGACTATTTGCGGAAGTGGAGAGAGGCTAATCCAGACTACCAGAAAGAATATTACAAAAAACTGAAGGCTGAGAACCCAGAAAAACTCAACGCGAGAGCCAAGCTCTATTACTCAAATAACAGAGACAGGCAGCGCCAATGGCGCATGAAGAAGAAGTACGGGATGGAAAAGGAAGAGTTCGACCGGTATCTGCTGGAACAGGGTGGCAGATGCGCCGTCTGCCAAGGACAAGACAAACTGTGTGTGGACCACGATCATGAGACTTTGGACGTTCGTGGCTTGCTTTGTGGCAACTGCAACACCGGTATTGGAATGCTTGGTGATTCAATAGATGGGCTTGAGAGAGCCTTAAAGTATATGCGCCAGTGGCAATCGAAGCGAAGGAGGCAGTATGGCTGAACAACATCAAGGCGTAGCGACCTGCCAAGGTTGTGGGAACCATACTTTCATGGTCCGCCTCTTTGGCGACCGTACCTTCCATGCGGTCTGTAGTACCTGCTTTGCCCAGTGGTCAGCCCCCGATTGGTGCCGGGAACAATACTTCCGGGCACCGGATCCAGTCGAAGCCGTAGCTGAATTGGATGTAAATTCCCTCCCGCCAACCGCCACACCGGGGATCCCA